CACGGTGAAGCACTCCACCAGCTTGAAGTGCTGGTGTACCATGCCGATGCCCAGCGCGGTGGCGTCATTGGGGTTGCGGATGGACACCGTTTCGCCATCCTTCTTGATTTCGCCTTTCTCAGGCTGATACAAGCCGAAAAGGACGCTCATCAGCGTCGATTTGCCCGCGCCGTTCTCACCCAGCAGCGCGTGGATTTCGCCGTGGCGCAGCTGGAGGGTGATGTCGTCATTGGCAATGATGCCGGGAAAGCGCTTGGTGATATGCAGCATTTCGATGGCATAAGGCGTGCTTTCGTCCGGCGTTTGAACGCGCTGTTTCTCCATGAAGCATTTCCTCCTTGATGTTCTGTTTTCCCCATTGATTTCGCCGATTTTGCGGCGGATGATTCCCCGTGTGCGCCGAAAATGTGCTTGATTCTGACAAAAACTTCCGCACGGCAGAGGACTCCCCCCGGCGGAAGCTCTTGTCAGAATCCGGGGGACGTTGCCATCCCCCGGAAGGTGAGATTACTTGATGTTGCCGTTGTAGTTGACCGCAATGGTCGTTTCCGGACGCACGGTAATGTCGCTGGAAACGGTCACTTTGCCATCCACCATCGCCTTCACCAGCGCGGTGTAGTCATCCACGGTGAAGGTGTCGTTCCATTCCGTGGTCTCCACGGGCAGGCCGACGTAGTTCAGGGTCAGGTCGTCGCCGGACACGAGGCCGAGGTTCTCCACCTTGCCCGCGTGCAGGTCGAAGTTGCCCGCAACGGTATCGGTCAGCAGCGTCTTAACCGTCGCCGCCAGACCCTTCATGGCGGAAGTAACCGTCATGCCGTCCGCATACTGGTTGATGATGGGAGACTGGTCGGAGTCAACGCCGATCATCTTGCCGCCGACCTTCGCAGCCGCTTCCGCCGCAGAGGTGTAGATGCCGCCGCCGCAAGCGAACACGACTTCCACGCCCTTGGTGGCGTACCAGTTGTCCATGTACGCCGTGATGTCAGCGTCGCCGCTGAACTTGCCGCCGTAGACGTACTCGCAGGAGACGTCCGCCGCGATGCCCAGTTCCACCGCCGCGTCATTCGCGCCCTGCACGAAGCCGTAGCCGAAGCGCTGCACCGCCGGAACCTCCATGCCGCCGAGGAAGCCGAGCTTCTTGTAGCCCATCTTCACTGCCGCATAGCCCGCCATGTAGCCGGAAAGTTCTTCCTGATACACAGCAGAGAACAGGTTGGACGCGTTGCTCAGGTCAACGCCGTTGGAGGTGAGGTCATACTCGCTCACGTCCAGCGCGATGAACTTCACGTCCGGGTACGTCGGCTGGCACTCGCCAATCGTCGCCGCGAACAGGTAGCCGGGCATGACGATGACGTTGTAGCCTTCGTCGATGGCCGCTTCGACCTGCGCGATGCGCTCCGCGTCGGAGTCACCGGTGGGCTTGAAGTAGTTGAAGTCGACGCCGTTGGCCTCACAGAACGCCTTGCAGGCCTCGTAGGTCGTCTGGTTGAAGGACTGGTCGGTGATGTCGCCGGAGTCGGTAATCATCGCCACGCGGTAGGTTTCATCCGCAGACGCGAAGGAAACCGCGCACAGCACCATCGCCAGCGCCAGGATGAGAGAAACGAGCTTCTTCATGGATTCATTCTCCTCTCGTGATTTGAGCATCTTCTGCTCTCGTATTATTGTAACAGTTTTTTGCCCGTTTGAAAAGAGGGCAAGCGGCATTTCTTTAAAAAATCCCCCCAAAATGCGCAGAAAATGTGGCAGATATTTTTCGATAGCTAATTTTCCCCCGCTTCGCGCCCGTGCGGATACCTTTCCGCTTTTCTTTCGATCCCTTCCCCGCGATTTTTCCGCATTTCCGCTTGACAATCCTCCCCTGCTGTGGTAAAATAGTTAAGCTGATGAGCGCCCGTAGCTCAGTTGGATAGAGCGTCAGACTCCGACTCTGAAGGTCACAGGTTCGACTCCTGCCGGGCGTACAGGAGAAAATCCCCCGGAAGTGCAAGGCTTCCGGGGATTTTTGATTGGATTTTTGATGATGAAAACAGACGGATTTTTGCCATTAGAATGGGGGCTGACTACCGAAATTGGGCGAGGACGGTAGTCAGGTGAAGGGGCTGGAAGTGTGCGCAGAGTGGATGACGTATACACGACGGCAAAAAAAACAGCGGAATTTCCGCAAATGCTTGCGATTCCCCGCCGCGTATGGTATCATCAAGACAGCGGCGCACAGGGCTGTGCTGACTTTCATCAGAAGGATCGAGGAAAATGGTAACATACATCGAGGGGAACATTTTCAGCAGTCCCGCGCAAGTCATCGTGAACACGGTCAACACCGTTGGCGTGATGGGCAAGGGGCTGGCGCTGTCCTTCAAGAAGCGTTATCCGGGCATGTTCGAGGTGTATCGGCGCGCGTGCGAACGGAAGCAGCTCACCATTGGCAAATTGATGCTCTACTATGCGCCCGACCACTGGATTCTCATGTTCCCGACGAAGGAAAATTGGCGGAATCCTTCCAAATTAGAGTACATCGAAGCAGGATTGCAGAAATTCGTTAACACTTATGCGCAAAAAAACATCACTTCTATCGCCTTCCCCAAGCTCGGCTGCGGAAACGGCGAACTTTCGTGGGACGCCGTCAAGCCGCTGATGGAGAAGTACCTGAAACCGCTGCCGATTGCGGTCTATATCTATGTCGGCATAGATGCCGCCCAGACGCCGGAGCATCTGAAACAGGAAGAAACCGCCGACTGGCTTCGCGCCCATGCGCGGGACATGTCCTTCGCTGGACTGTGCGACGATTTGAAGCTCGGTCAGGCAATTCTCCCCTATCAGCTGGAAAAGGACGGCGTGCATTATGCTGTGCGCTGGGCGGATGGCTTGGTGTATTCCGCTGATGATGGGCAGACGTTTGCGCTGACAGAGGACGACCTCTTTGCCCTCTGGGATGCCATCCGCCGTCAGGGTGTATTCGCTGCGGATGCGTATAGCGCAGAGCAGCAGATGTTTTTCCTTCTCCTCTGGCAGAAGGGGTATCTCTCGCCTGTGCAGATTGTGAATGGGCAGGACAGTCTTTCCGCCGGTTATCAGACCAACGAGGGGCTGGGGCGATTCTACGCGGTGCGAGGTGAAGAAGCATGACGTTCGCCGAAACGATTGCGCGCAACTGTGCCCATGTGCAGCCCGGCTGGTGGGCGCGCTATGCGTATCATTACACTGACCTCATCAACGCAGTCAGCATCTTAACCTCCGGGCATTTGTACAGCCGCATTCAGGCGGACGGCAAAGGGCTGATGCGGAATGACAATGCCAGCCGTCAGGTTATCGACATGACCAGCAGCCGCGCAACTTCCTATGTGCGCTTCTACTTCCGCCCGCTGACACCCACGCAGTACCATAACGAGGGCTACAAGCATCCGACGATTCGCTACTGCGGAGATGAGAACGCCAACGTTCCTGTGCCGATTTTCTTCCTCTTCGACCTCGAAAAGCTCCTCTCGCGCCAAGAAACGTGCTTTTCCGCGCTGACACAGGCAGGACACGGCAATCCTCTGCAATCAGGTGAAGAAGCATTCGCCGCATTGCCTTTCGAGCAGATTTACAGCAGCGGTTCCGCCAATCGCGACACACTGAAATATCGCCATGCGGAGCTACTTTTCCCCGTCGAATACCCGATTGGCGAATCGCTGCGGTGCATCTACTGCCGAAATGAATGCGAAAGGACAACGTTTCTCAACTATCTGCGGCTGGAAAGCCCGTCCGCCTTCGCGCACTATCAAAACAGCATTCGCGTCGCTGGCGACGGGCTGTTCCAGCGCAACGGACTGTTCGTCGAATCTGTTTCGCTGCATGACAACATCGTCAGCTTTTCCTTCGCGGATACGCCCGAAAAGCGCGACTATGCCCGCAGATACAACCGGGGCAATCAACCCTTGACCTTGGAAGCCAATTTCGTTTTTGAGTGGCTGCGCGGCAGTGCGACAGTTTCGGCCAGCTTCGCCGATGTGCGGATAGATTACCTCGCACCGCGAACCATTGCGTTCAAGCTGCCGAACCGTGCAGTTGATGCCGATACCCTGCGCGTGGCGCTGCGGATTGGCGGACAGCTGCTGTGTCTGTTCGAGCAGCCGCTTTCCTCGTATGAATTGATGTGATTCACAGAAAAAGAGCCGGGACAGCCGCAGAGGATTTCTCCCTCCGCCGCCATCCCGGCTTTTCTTACGCCTCCTGATGCTCGTGCAGCGCTTCCCGGATCTCGTCAATCCGGCTGAACGCGGTCTGCACGTTGTTCTCCAACTGGAATGTCCGCTCGACGACGGAGTTGTGCTTCTCCACCTTGCACTCCAGCTGCTCCAAGCGGTAGGACAGCAGGGCGATTGTCTTGCTGTTGGCGAAGTAGCTGCCTGCCAGCGTGCCCAGCAGGGAAATCGCGGCGACGACGATGGTGTCAAGGCTCATGCGTGTCCCCCCATGTTTTTATGATGCGGCGAAAATGTCATTCCGTTCACTGACGGCATCACTCCTTTTCGGAATTATTGTATGAAAAAACAGCCTGCACGAGGTGTGCGGCTGCTTTTCGCAAGATGATGTTTGTCCCAAGTTTGTCCTAAGTTAAGTTGCAATTTTGCCGACCCAAAAGCCAGCAAGCGCAGGAAAATCAAGCGTTTGCAAGTTGACGGCAAGTTGCAATTGCACGCAATTCACACGCAATTATGTGCAAGTTCAGCGCATCAAAAAAGCACCTTGCAGGGGGCAGGGTGCTTAATATTCTTCCACGATTTCAAAGTCCTCCGCAGGACGAAGGCGTGCTTCCTTGCTGGCATCGATGACGTAGTAGTCGCCTGTCACAGCAGAGTGATAAGCGTCGTACACCTTGCCTTTTTCCAGCCAAGCCCCGCCCTCACTACGCAAAAAACGCACTTTCATTTCCGGCTTTTCAGGTAGCGCTTTCGCTTCTTGAATCTGACGTGCAGCAAGATCTTCATACTCTTTCAAGAGCGTTTCTTTTTCTTCTTTGCTCATTGCGGCAAGCTGGTTTCGGAACTCATAGTCAATATTATCGTTTTCCTGATACCCAAAACGCAATTTCAGCACGACTACTTCACCTCCTTGAAAACAAAGTCATAGTATTCTGACAAGTATTTCATTGCCATCAGTTGCGCTTCACGTTCATTATACCCCTCGACTTTGAAGCTGTCAACCCGCATTTCATATATCGTTCTTGCAATAGCTTCCTTTGGTGCGCTGTACTTGTAAATTGTTCCATCATGGCAAAGCACATAACCAACAGCATATCCGTTTTGTACTGATACATTGATGTCCTCAATGCTCGGCGGCATACTGCCGGGGTGGTTGTGAAACGCCACCACCTGCTCGGTTTTCGCCTTAGCCTTGCTAATAGCGCTGCGAATTTCCTGCGTGTACTCCGGCGTTCCCGGCTTGCTGCCTGTGACGGACTTCACCCACGTCTGCCTATCGCGGTTATACAGGTACAAGTCCTCGCCGTTCTGCCCGGAACGATGCTGCAGCAGTTCCTTGGCTGCTTTCAGGAACTCGCGCCGCTCTTGCGGGCTGTTCGCCATCAGGTCGAATTTGTCCGCGTATTCCCGGCTTTCTATCACCTTGGAATCCACCGCGAACGCTCGGCTTTTCGTGATTCTCTCCTGATTGTAGAATACTTTTTCGCTTTCTTCCGCCGCTTTCAGATACTTCTCCTCGAACTCCCTGAACCCCTCCGTCTTGTCCAGCCCGAAGAACTTCGCCCTGTCCTTCATGCTCTGCAACTCGTCCGCATTCAGCGCCCACTTCGCCCTTGTCAGCGCCACGCACCGGCAGTTGCAGTCCTCTTCGGGTCGCCCGAATGCGCCGGGGTATTCCGCTTTCTTGCCGTCTTTCTCGAATGGCTCGCCGACTTCGCGAATTTGCCCGTCCAGGATGCGGTGATCCGTGCGCGTGTTGCCGTCCAGCACGGCATCCCACTGCTTCACGACTTGGCAGCCTTGACCCTTGGCGGCGTTGCGTGCATCATCGGCGGATTGCTGCTGAATGCGGTGTCCTTCGGTGCGGACAATCGTCTTCGCGCGTTTGAGCGGGATGCCGGAAGAAATCTGCACCTGACGGGCAATCATGTTGTAGTCGCTGCCGATGGAGATGCCGATGGAAATCTCCCGGCGGATGGTCTTCTTCAGCTTCTGCATATCCACACCGAGTTCACCGTACAGCCGCCCGCTGAGCTTGCTGTCCGTGCGGACGGCGCGGGTGACGGCACGCTGGTCAATGGGGGCGAGAATCGGCATTCCCTGCTTGTGCAGACTGTACATTGTGCCGACGTAGCCGTGCTGGTAGCTGCGCGTCAGGTATTCTTCGATGGTCTGATTGCTTTTCTTGTGCAGTTCGTCCAGCGCGGCGTTGATTTGGGCTTTCATCGCCTCCTGATAACGCTTCTGGTAGATTTTCGATTGCGTCATCTCGTCGCTTTCGAGGATGCGAATGTGGTTGTCGATGCGCCGAATCGCCCGCTGGTATGCCTTTTCCAGTGCCTTGATGGTTTCCTGCTCATCATCCAGCATCGCTTGCAGGGCTTCCTTCTCGCTCTTGCGCATTCACATCACCCCGCGTCATCCTCTTCCGCCGGAACGTCCGCCAGCACCACGTCCGCCGCGCCGTCGTCTGATTTCGTCCGCCCGCGAATCGTCTTGTAGTCCAGTTCCAGCACGTCGCAGATGTTTTCCAGCAGCGTTTCGTCATCCAGCACGTCGGTGAGCGCCAGCAGCGTGTTCACTTGCGCCTGCTGCTTCTGCGCGTCGGTCAATGCAATCTGCGCGTTGTCCAGCGCGTTCGCCATCACCTCGCGCCGGAAGTCGAAATACACGTCCTGCATCTGGTAGTCTGTGCCGCCGGATTCGTTGATTTCCGCCAAAACGATTTTCAGCAGCTTGCGCATGAACTGCTTCAAGCGGATTTCCAGCTTGTTGCACTTGAGGTCAAGCAGCGCATAGCGGCTCTTGATGACCACGTTCGTCACGTTGCCGTCGCCGACTTGCGCCGCGTTGAAGCCCATGCCGAAGCGGTAGATGTTTTTCTCGTCCAGTTCCAGCTTCGTCTGGCGCGCCTGATAGGGAATGTCAATCGTGCGGATCTCCACGTCGCCGCCGGAATCCGGGATGCCGATGTGCTTTTTCGCCCGGATGTTCGTCATCAGCTCGTCGAGGTTGTCGCCCTCGAAGCCCTTGACGACGTAGAGGACTTCGTTCGCGTCCTGAATGTTGTTGGACAGCCCGCAGGACATGAGGTCGTAGTCGTCAATCAGCCCCTTGATGGTTTTGAGCCCGGAGAACTGCTTCTGCCCATTGTCCAGGCGGAAGAAGGGGATGAAGCCGAAGCCGTCAAAGTAGGTGCTTTCGTCGCCGGGCTTGCGCCAGATGGTGTGCGGGCGCGGGTTCAGCAGCGCGGAATCATCCGGCACGATTTCGCCCTCATCCACCTGACAGAAGAAATACGTCTGCTTGTCATCCCACACCTGAATGCGCTTGATGGCTTTGTTGTCCTTGCCGATGCGGTCGATGTACCAGTAGATGACGTACTCGCACCCGTCGTCGGTGTCCTTGGCGCGCACTTCCACCACGCCGAGGCTGTCTGCCGCCTGAAAGCGCGTGTGTCCGTCCGCATCCTTGTAGGCGTACATGTACTCGAAGCCCTTCGCCACCGCGCCCGTGATGACCTCGTAGAGTTCGGCTGTGAAATCCTCGTCGAAATAGTCCTCCAGCGCCTTTTGAAGCTCCGGAATGTCCGACCGCACGAACGCTTCCTGCCCGGACAGCATGTACTGCGTCTCTTGGTCTACCAGCTCGGTGAAGAACGGGTGGCTGATTTTGATGTTAGAGCGGTTCTTGTCCTCCTGCGGCGTGCCGTCGGCATTGATGAAGAACAGGCGGTAATTGCGGATGTCGTGGTCGCCCTCGTAGTAGCGCTGGCCCTGCCGCGCAAGCTGCTTGCGGGTGGATGCGCTGTCACTGTCGATGAATGTGCGGATTTCCGCAGGGGATAACATAGGGATGCGCCTCCTTGGTGGTGAATTGAGGGTTCAAAAAAAGCACCGTGCGCGTGCAGGGTGCTTTTAGCGAATTTCTTCGATTGTCTTGATTTCTTCTGGGCGGAACTCTATCAGCTGCCCGTCTATGCTGCGGATGATGATGCTCTCTCCCTCTGGATTGTTATCTTCGGGAAACACATAATCCACCACAACGCCCGCGAACTTCTCCTGTTCGTCCGCTGTAATCAGGACTTTCTTGCCGCAATAGCTTCTGATGCTCATTCTGTTTCTATCTTTTCCAGTTCGTCTTCTTGGCAGTCGTACAGCGACCACTTGCAAGGGTAGTCTGCTGTTTCGTCCACGTTCTCTGCATCGCTTTCCACAACGAAACGCGCCGAATTGCCAGCTCCGCAAACGTCTACAATCTGCCCTGTTACGCCGTTGCGCAATATGCGAACGTGGTCGAAAAGTTCCAGCATGTCTATCACTCCCTATGCGCTGTAATTAGGCGCGGCATAGCATCTGGGCTATCCTTCGCCCAAACAGTTCGGAATCTTTTCTTCTCGCCTAACCCCAAATAAGCATACAGGCTAAAGCGGTAACTGCCATTTGGTTGCTGCTTGAAGTCGAACACCTTGCTCAAATCATAGAACGCCTCGATGTCGGATGCCAATCGCAGTGATTCCATTTCTATCGTTTGAGGGTCGGAACTGTAACCTACGTCAAGAAACTCTTGGAAATGCTTTGCGCCGGGAAGCAGAAAGTATTTCTGAATTTTGTCTTGATGAATGACAAAACCCTTTTTGCTCACATAGTTTGCTTCCTCGTGCATTATACCACTTTTTGTTTGACTTTTCAAGGTTTCGGACACTCTGACGTACTTCTCCTCAAACTCCCTGAACCCCTCCGTCTTGTCCAGCCCGAAGAACTTCGCCCTGTCCTTCATGCTCTGCAACTCGTCCGCATTCAGCGCCCACTTCGCCCTTGTCAGCGCCACGCACCGGCAGTTGCAGTCCTCTTCGGGTCGCCCGAATGCGCCGGGGTATTCCGCTTTCTTGCCGTCTTTCTCGAATGGCTCGCCGACTTCGCGAATTTGCCCGTCCAGGATGCGGTGATCCGTGCGCGTGTTGCCGTCCAGCACGGCATCCCACTGCTTCACGACTTGGCAGCCTTGACCCTTGGCGGCGTTGCGTGCATCATCGGCGGATTGCTGCTGAATGCGGTGTCCTTCGGTGCGGACAATCGTCTTCGCGCGTTTGAGCGGGATGCCGGAAGAAATCTGCACCTGACGGGCAATCATGTTGTAGTCGCTGCCGATGGAGATGCCGATGGAAATCTCCCGGCGGATGGTCTTCTTCAGCTTCTGCATATCCACACCGAGTTCACCGTACAGCCGCCCGCTGAGCTTGCTGTCCGTGCGGACGGCGCGGGTGACGGCACGCTGGTCAATGGGGGCGAGAATCGGCATTCCCTGCTTGTGCAGACTGTACATTGTGCCGACGTAGCCGTGCTGGTAGCTGCGCGTCAGGTATTCTTCGATGGTCTGATTGCTTTTCTTGTGCAGTTCGTCCAGCGCGGCGTTGATTTGGGCTTTCATCGCCTCCTGATAACGCTTCTGGTAGATTTTCGATTGCGTCATCTCGTCGCTTTCGAGGATGCGAATGTGGTTGTCGATGCGCCGAATCGCCCGCTGGTACGCCTTTTCCAGTGCCTTGATGGTCTCCTGCTCATCATCCAGCATGGCTTGCAGGGCTTCCTTCTCGCTCTTGCGCATACGTCCTCCGTCAATACGTCCACTTTTTCCCCACAATGAACTTTTCCAGCCCATACCGCATGGCGTCCATCAGGTGGTTGAAGTCGTCAATGGGGCCATCGAGCATCTTGCCGAACTTATCTTTGTCCCATGTGTAATTGCTGATTTCCGTTATGAAATTCGTGCAGCGCGGGTGGATGATGATTTCGAGATTTTGAATCCACTGGATGCCGCTGCGGATGCTGTCCGCGCCTTTCGCCGCGCTGTGTACGCGCAAGCCCATGCAGCGCAGCTCAGCAATGGATTTCGGCTCTGCGCCGTCGGCGGTGATGTTCACTTTGCCGTAGCCCATCGCCGTCACGCGCTTGGCAATCATGTCGTTCGTCAGTCCCCGTTCGTACAGCTCATCAAACACATACAGGCGGCGCGCCGGAATGTCCAGCAATCCGCAGAAGAATGCCGTCGGGTCGTTGGTGAAGCCGAAGTCCAAGCCGAACACGGATTCAAGGGTGTGCGTCCGGCTGATTTCCGCCGGGTCGAACGGCGCTTCCTTCCAGTTCTCGTAGATGAGCCCGTCCACAATGCCCCACTCACCAAGCCCGGCGACATTGTAGCGGCGCGGGTTCGTCGCCTTCATCCGCTCAAATAGGCGCAAATCCTGCTTGTCCAGCCACTCGTTGCACTGGTAGTTCGTTGTGATGGCGAGGATGTCCGGGTCTTGCACATCGAAAAAGCGCGCTTTCAGCCAGTGCTTCTGATTCCACGGGTTGAACGTCAGCGTGATTTGCTTGAACAGCGGCGGTGCGCATTCGCCGCGGATGGATTCATCCAGCGTGTTGAAGTCGCTCTCGTTCATGATTTCGTAGGCTTCTTCAATCCACACCCAGCACAGCACGCCGCTCTGCGCGGTGATGGAGGTCAATTTCAATGGATCATCCATGCCGCGAAAGTAGATTTTCTGCCCCGTCGGCTTGTAGGTGATTTCCAGCGGGCTTTCCTTCCAGCTCCAGAACGCCTCCACTTGCAGGCGGTGAATCGCCCAGAGAAGCTGTGTGAAGCAGCTGTCGCGCAAGGTGCGGTACGTTTTGCGGATGACCAGCAGGTTTGCGCCGGGGTACTTCATCATGCGGTAGATGAAATTCAGCGCCGTCGTGGTGCTTTTCTTGCTTGCGCGGCTGCCTTTGCACACGCGGTAGCGCCCCGTGAAGCGCCAGAACGCGCCGTAGCCGCGCCCGACGACATCCGGCAGGTAGATTCGCGGCTGATTAGTCGTCAAGCGCATCCTCTCCCGCCAAAATCACCGGCAGGCTGCCCGACACATCCACCCTGTCCGTGAACAGCCCGTAGCGCTTGCCCAGCAGCTCCGCCGCCTTGTTCGCGTCGCACAGCCGTGCAGGAATCTCGACGACCTTCGGTTCTTCCTTCTTCGTTGTGCGCCGGGTGGGCTTGCTGCCGCCCTCGCCGGGGATGACTTCCGTCTTCTCCTCCATGCACGTCACGACGACAAATTCCTTCATCTCCCGGCGCATCACCGCCGTCAGGTATTTCAGCACTTCGTCCTGCTTGGCAATCAGCGCATCTTCCTTTTCGTCCATGCGCTTTTTGATGTTTTCAGTCACCTTAGGTTTTGTGAGGTTTTCTGCCGCAATCGCCGCCGCTGTTTTCGGGGAATATCCGGCGCGGATGGCGGCTTGCGTCGCGTTCAGGTCGATGAGGTACTCGTCGCAGAAGCGGCGCTGTTTCTCGGTCAGTCCAGCCAAGTCCACCATCCTTTCTGGAATGCGGAATGAGGAATTGCGCCTCCACACGCGGGGCGCAGCGAATTCGGGGCACAAAAATACCCGGCGGAGACTGGCGCGTCCGTCGGGTGAGGTGATTGGAGGTTTCCATGTGCAGTATAGCATGAGTGGGGTGTGAAATACTATGATATTCTATGCACACATCTGCAGTAATGGCAAGAAAAAAATCGCCGCAAGCTGGAACTTGCAGCGACTGTGAAGCTCTTCAGTGGCATCGCGTTGCTGGTTAGCGCCCTCGCAGCGTTGATTATTTCAATCCACATTCTCCGTGAAGAGAACGACAGCGAACATTTACATGCTTCACCCTTCGATTGTACCATACGGCAGGGCAGGAAGTCAAGCAAGCGACAAGCGTTCACGGTTTCATTTCATGCAGATTGAGCGAAAAATCGTGAAAATCTTCATTTCGTCTCTTGACACAATATGTTTATTGCGGCACAATAGTACATGAAAGGAGTGTCATCATCATGTGCTACAACCCGTCTAATCCCCCTGTCGAAAGCATCCCTGCCCTCATCAAGAGCAAGCGCAAGGAGCGCGGTCTGACCCAGCGCGCCCTTGGTGAAATGTGCGGCTATACCGGCGCAAGCGCTGAACGCGTCGTGCAGCTGTGGGAGTACGGCAAGCAGTCCGTGCCGCTGGAGCGGATGCGCACCGTTGCCGCCGCGCTGGGAATCCCGGTGGATTTGCTCGTGCCGTGAGCCTCCACCGGGCGAAAAGTTTCCCTCAAGTTGGAAGAACACGCGGATTCTGGCAAGGCTACGGAAGAAAACGCGTAAGCGCGGGTCGCTCCCCGCGTGGGGGGATTGAAAAATATCGCACACTGTTGCCAATGTCGTATACCCATAGTCGCTCCCCGTGTGGGGAGCGTGGATTGAAACTCACCTCCACGCCGCATCAAGCGTCTTTTTCCGCGTCCAGCACCTTTTGAAACGCCTCCAGCGCCTGCCCGTGCAGGGAGCAGACGTGCCGCCACGAGTAGTTCATCTCGCAGGAAATCTTCTCGAACGTCTCAAACAGCAGATACCGCCGGAAAAGCACCGTGTAATAGCGGCGGTCGCTGACTTTTTCCAGCTTCGCCGCGATTTCGCGCTTCTTGTCCACCAGACGGTCAATGTCCCGGTTGATTTCGGCTTTCAGGTCAACAATTTTCGCCACCGCATCCGCCAGACGATCCGGCGCGCCGCCGCCCCCAGACACGCCGTCTTCCCGCAGGACGGGCGTGATGCGCGTCGCCATGTCCTGCAATCGCGCCGCGTCCGCCAGCTTGCAGGTGATCCGCTCGTCGAGAAAACGCACCTGCGACAGATACTCTTTTGCCCGCATCGTCCGCCCCTCCTGAATCGCCTGTCAGCACCGCCAGCCGCCATTTCGCTTTTTCGGCGGATTTTCGGCTTCCTCCACCGTCTCCGGCGGATTCTCCGGCAGATTCTCCGATGCGTTCTCCGGCATATCTGACGTATTCGGCAGATTCTCTTCTGCCACGCGCTGGGCTTCGAGCAGATAGTCGTCGCCACGCTGGGAATACACCGCGTTCCTCGCTTGCCCCATGCCGTACACAGGGATGCGGCGCACCCGGCAGTCATCCACCGTCGTCGCCTTGCGCAGGGCGCGGATTGCCGCGTCCACCGCCTCGTATTCGCGGAAATTCACCGCCAGCATATGCTTGCGAAGCCACGTCAGCTGCTCCAGCGCGTAGTTCTTTTCTGCCAGCGTCAGCGCCGTGCAGGGGTAGAGCGGGTCGGTGCAGGGGGATTGGTTGCTCAT